CATGACCTGAAGCCGCAAGCCCTTGAGGACATCATCGACGAGGCCAACGGCTCACCGATCCTGTGCGCATATGCCTACCGATCAGACGCCGCCAGGATCATGGAGAAGTTCAAGCACCTCGATCCGATCAACCTGACCGAGTGCAAAAGCGAGGCATCTTTGACCAACGCCATGCACCGGTGGAAGACGGGCGATTGCCAACTGATGATCGGCCACCCTGCGTCGATGGGTCACGGGATCGACGGCCTTCAAAAGAATGGCCACATCCTCGTGTGGTATGGCCTCAACTGGTCACTTGATTTGTACGAGCAGTTCAACGCTCGTGTGCGCCGTCAGGGTCAAGGGGTGCCGGTGATCTGCCACCGCATCATGTGCCAGGCCACATTGGATCAGGCGCAGGCACTGGCACTTGATGACAAGGCCACCACGCAGGCTGGATTGAGAAACGCCATCAAAGAATACCGCATTTCCAAAAATGTGTGATACACTGTGCAACACCAACAACTGGAGTAAATGTAATGATTGAGCAACTGAAGAAACTGTGGACCACACCAAGCGCGGAGGCCATTGCCCTGCGCGAACTTGAGGACGCCAAGCGCCAGCTCCTCGAGTCGCAGACGGCCCGTGAGTACGCTGAGTCAATGGTCAAGTTCCGTGAGCAACAGATCAAGCGCCTGACGGCCTACATCAAGGGGTTGGAATGAACATCGTCATTTACACCAAGAGCAACTGCCCCAACTGCACGACAGCCAAGCAACTGCTGAAGTCAAAAGGGCTGGAGTACCGCGAGATTGACTTTATGCCGGACATACTGGAGATGGTGAGGCACTACCCCGAGGCCCGCCAGATGCCTCAAATCTTCATCAACAACCAGCGTGTCGGTGGACTCGCTGGCCTGCAAGCCGCATTGAAACAGGTGAACCCATGAAAACGAATTTCCAACGCACCGCCGAATGGCTCAAAGCCTGTGGCAAAGAACCAACACCCGAGAACCTGAGCGTCCAGATCGGGTGCGACATTGAGGAATATTGCGAGTTCCTCAAGACCCTGCGCACCGACAGCGAGGGTTACGCCAAGCTGCTAGAGCGCACCCGCATCGACCTCGAGTGGTTCGCCAGCAAGCTCAAGCGCCGCGAACAGTCGGTCTACATCCCCACACACCTGCGCGTTGACGCACTGGACGCCCGATGCGACATCCAGGTCACCGGTGACGGTGTGTCCTACTTAGCAGGGTTTGACAAGGAAGCCGCTGACGATGCCGTGTTGGCCAGCAACGAAGCCAAGCTGGTGGACGGCAAGCCTGTGATCCTTGATGGCGGCAAGATCGGCAAGCCCGAGGGCTGGAAGCCACCGAACCTGCGGGGGTTTGTGTGACCACATTTGCATCCAAGGTCAACATCTTCACGGGGGAAGATTTCGTGAAGATCGTACCCATCCCCGAGGTTCACTCCAAAACCAAGGGCACGACCAAATACGACAAGAAGTTTGAGCAACTGCTTGATTTCAAACAGGCCATTCAAATGCCCGAGCTTGAGTTCTCAGGGGTTCGTAAAGCCCTGCAGCGATTCATGGACAACCGTGGTTTGCGCACCACTGTGTCCATCAGGCAGTTCAAAGACTACAAGACCAAAACGTACACGATGTGGTTGGCCAACGAGCCGCCCAAAGTGGTCATCCCTCGGAGCAAGCCATGAATTCAGTTGGTCGGCCACCACTTGTCAAAGGTGAAATCAGGCACAAGACCTCTGTCAGCCTGACCCGAGAGCAACAGATCCAACTGCGCCGCCTTGGCGGTAGCCGATGGCTTCAGAAGGTCCTTGACGGGTTATCTGTACAGCCGAGTACCCAGCCGGTCGATGATCAGCGCCTGCCTGCGGGCAGGGGTGTCCACACTGTTTGGCACACTGATGTGCGTCCACCGGTCAAACTCGCGGATGATCTGGTCAAAGTTGATCCCTGACAACCTGACCAGCTTGACGATCTGGTCAGGGGTCATGCCCGGCACACGGATGTCAGCCGCGCACCCGAGGCGGTGCTGGCTGGTGTCCTTGGACCCCACAGCATCGTTGACCTTCTTGCTGCGGTAGGCGCTGTTCACCATGATCGGCTTCTTGCCGATCACCACTCGCACCTGCTCCAGCAAGTCGGCCAACCGTTTCAAGTTGGCCAGCTCACTGGGGCCAGGCGTGTTGTCGAACTCACGGTGGTCCGTGAACGTCAACTCGTCAAGGGTGAAGTGAGGTGTGATGTTCATTCGTCAGGTGTTGCCACGCCGACAAAGCCAGCGATGGCCAGACCGAGGGTGATGATGGCGTCAGCCATTTGAGGGGCCACCGGGATGCCGATGGCCGTCAACAACAGAACCAGACCACGCCAGGTCGATGGTTCTTTGGCACGGTTGAGGATGTAATCTTTCATGTCGTTCTCACTTTGGGATATGGGAAAGGGATGTCCAGATTACTCCAGACATGGCGACCAGCATGATACCGCTGGCTTTCATCAGGATGCCTTCGAGTCGTTTAAGGCGTCCATTGATCTGTTCGTAGCGTTCAGCACAAACTGCCTCATGTGAGTTCAGTCGGGCCTCTGTTTCAGGAATATTCGCCATTACTTCACCAATGCGTTGCGGTTTTGTTGAACAGGTTCAGCGCGTCTTGACAGTTCTGCACCCAGTGCTCGAGTTGCACCTATTGACAAAGCAGTACCGGTGCCTGGCGTTGCAGCAGCACGGGATGCTTGCAACTTCAGTGCGGCTTCAATTTGATCAGCGGCAATTGCAGGATTGGTCAACTCTCGCGCAATTTCCAATGCAATTTTATCGTCCATTCGTAATGCCAGTCGTTTGACTACGTTGTTGAAAATGGTGATTGGTACAGAAATGAAGTTTGGTAATGGTACACCCATCTCTCTACCAGCCTTGGTTGCCAAACTTTTGAGATCAGCACCAGCATCAGCACCTGACTTGACAAGTCGCTGATACTCACCTTCACGCAACAAGTCTTGACGAACTGCGTTAACGTGGCTTAATTGATCAGGAGTAAAACTTTTGGTCAATTCACCAATCCGTTTTTCGACGGCTAAAGAATTGGCACCTGCTGGTAACGAAGGCGCAAGTTTGTTACCGTTTGCTTTTGCAAGTTCTTCAATTTTGGCAAGGCGTGCTGCATCTTTTGCCACAACACCCATTCGCTGGGTAATGTTCATACCAGCACTGTCAAGAATTTTCAAAGGCTCTGCATATTTTTTCATAAACAAAGCGTGCGCATCAGTTGTCACCCGCCCCGCTGCGTCCGTCACTTCTCGACGATACAGGTCCTCAATGCCAGTTCTTGCGATTTTCATGGCATCGGCATTTTTACCGAACAGGCGCAAAAAGTCCTTGGCTTCACTTTCACCCTTTGGCTGGAAATACTTGCTGACCACATCCTCAGGCTTAATCTTTGTTTCTTTCAGGCTTGTCTGTTTGAACAAGTTGGCGTTGATGCCTTCCTTGAACCGAGGGGCGTATTCTGTGCGATATGTGTCAAGGGCGTTTTGATACAAACCCTTGGCATCATCAGACAAGGTGTCGCTTGCTTTGACAGCATCGTCAATCGCACGGTGCAGGTCACGCAGGTTTTTCAGCGTTGTCGCAGCCATTGGTGCATTGCTGGTGCTGGCTGCTGCAATGTCTGCATTGATTGCCTTGCGCACATCATCGAGTTGCAACAATGTCGCCTCAGGCGTTGCCCGAGGTGGTGTTGGTGGTTTTGCAGTTTTAAACCCGGCTTTACCAATCGTCGCAGTTTCAACTTCAGGCACCACAGGCATAAAACCGCGCAATTTGCGAACGGTGTCAGGCGCTGTCTCAGTGGCAAAATCTGACAATTTGCGACCAAGAATACGCTCGGCTTCCCCCACCACATTTGATACGTCAATCTTTGCATCCCCAGCAGCATCAAACGCTGCTTTGTATGCAGGGCGCACCACGTTTGCTTTGACGGCTTGTTGCTCGGCCTTGGCAGCC